AACCAAAGGAGGCCAGCGATGACGCAGGCCGATGACGACGACGGCAGATTCCTCAGTGAGACCCTAGGTGTCCCTCAGGATGAACTTGAGGGGACACTTGAAGATCACGCGAGGAGGCTTAGGGCGAACCATGTTCGCTCGCTGGCGCTCAGAGAGACATACCAGAGAGGTCATTCACCTTCGGGGGTCTACAAACGTCGCATCGTCGAAGACCCAGACACAGGTGAATTTAAACTTCTACCTGAGGCTACACATGTCGAGAAACCTAAGAGACCACCTGACGATCCACGACATGTGAACCTCAGGAATAACCCTAAGGGTTCTTCTAGGAAGTAGTACCAGAAGGGGACACTTAACTTGCACATGATGTGCTCTTCAAGTGTCCCCTCTAGTTACCCTTAGGTATATCTTAAAGAAATCTTAAACGCGCACGCCCGCGCACACGGTACTTATATGCGACGCTGAGAGGTTCGTCTCAGCACACTGGGTTCTGTGGTCACCCACTGCTGTCCTCCGCGTCGTGTCGTGTAGCCCAAGGCTGCCCGCTCGAAGGCGGCGAACTCCTCGTCCCTGAGCTTCGCCCTACGTGCAGCTTCGGCTCTCTGGTGGTCCACCGCAACGGCTTCCCGAAAGTGACGCATTGCGATAGCAAGTACGTCGATCTTGTCGTCATGTCGCAGCGATCCAGGCTCCTTCGTGAGGTGCGTGAGCTGGTACAGGAAGCTGTACTGAGGGGTATCTTCGGCGATCTTGAGGTCTTCTTCGACGACCTTCGAGTCGATTGCCAGCCGGTGCTGGTTCAGGATGGGCTCAACGTCCTCGATGATGCGCAGCTCTTTTCGGCCCGTCGCCCGCCATTCCTCAATCGTGCAGGGGTACGTGCGGGCGAAGTAGGGCTCGATCAGCTTCTGAAACATGCCGTCCCCGAAGTTGCTCTCGATGACGACGTGCTTCACCTGCTGGACCAGCGCGAGGTCCACGATGGCCTGCAGAGTGTCGGGCTCATAGCCGCCCTTGAAGCCCTTCATTGAGGTCAGGTAGAGCTGCCCGTCCAGGGACTTCACCACGCACACAGCGGTGTGATCCTTGCCGCGCCCCGAGGGGTCGATGACGAGGACAGCTCCGGTGTACGCAGAGCGCGTCTCAGAGGCGTGCAGGGGGCGATATAGGCGGTCCCCAGCGAACCCTAGGTTGGCTACTGCCGTGACAGCTAGGCGGCTGTCCGAGGCCCAGGCGAGGCGTACGGGGGCTTCTGCCCGCTGGATCACCTTGCCCTGAGTATCGAGGATGTCCTGCTGGCAGTCGAAGTAGATCAGGTCGGCCTGCTTCAGCGGGTAGCGCTCGGCGTCGCTGAGGGACGTATCGAGCATGAACTGCAGGGCGAAGCCGGACTTCGCGTAGACCGCCTCGCGCTCAGCGAGGTCCAGATCGGAGAACCGCTCGGGCTCTATGGAGGTGCCCACCTTGGCACCGGCCTTCAAGTCAGTGACCACGTCGGGCGCCAGTGCGCCGTCGTACTTGACCACCAGATCGGAAGCCGGGTAGCGGGCGGGCCAGATGCGGCACTCGTAGCCGCGCTTGCGGACGATGTTGTAAATCGACTGCTCGGTCTGTGGAGTGCCGAGGTAGATGATCCGGCCGCCCGGAACGATCAGCGCGTCGTACTCCTTGATCAGCTCCGCGAGCCTCTCGCGCATCGACTCGGTCCACGAGTTCTTCGGGACTTCAACGTCGTCGGAGATGAGGATCGAGGCGCGGCCACCAGTGAGCTGGCCGGTGATGCCGAGTGCACTGACGGATGGTGTAGGTGCAGCATCGGCCGGCCCGACGTCGAACGCCAGGACGGACGTACGCTGCGCGCCGCGTGGCCGCAGGAACTGCAGCTCAGGCACCTCGTCGATCAGGCGGCGGATGAAGACGGCGTTGTCCTTGGCCTTCTCCTCGTTCGCCGAGATGATCTTGATGCGCTCCTGCGGGTTCCGATAGAGGCACCACAGGGCGTACGCGCAGGTGATGAAGGTCTTCGCGGCGCCACGCCACGCCATGATGAGGATGCGGCGCGGCCCCTGCTGGAGGAAGCGTGCCATCGCGCGTTGGCGCTTCGTCGGGTTGGGTAGCTTCAGGTGACGCCAGAGCATCCAGACGAAGTAGACGAAGTCGTCGTGGATCTTCTTTTCGCCGTCAGTTGTGACCCACTCGGGGTACACCTTAGGTTCGCCCACTGGTTACCTCCGGTGTGTGTCGGCGAATACGAACGTGGTCCGCGTGGGGGACAGAATGCGTGTCGCTAGGTAGACCCGCTCGGGGTCTAGTGCGCCAGCGCGAGCGAGCGCGACGCATGCATCGCACGGCCACGTCTTGGTTCCCATCGGGACAGACGCCTCCGTGACGTGCCCGTGTGGGCACTGAAATTCGTAGATCAAAGGATCTCCTCAGAGGGCCTTCCGTGGCCCGGCGAGCGCGGCGAGATTAGATCTCGCGGGCCGCGTACACGACTTCGCGCAGGAGGTTGAGAACACGCTCGACTGCGCCCTGGTTGTGTGAGTTGCGCACAGAGATGGCTGCAGCGGCGATTGCATCAACCGCCTGGGGAATCGACACAGTGGCAGTCACGTTCGCAGCGGCGTTGGTGACGACGTTGCCGCCCGCTGTCGGGACGGTCGTTCCTGAGGGAACGGTGACGGTTGCATCGCCCGTGCCGGTGGTGCGAATACGGCGGACGTCGACGACTTCGGGATTCTGAATGGTGGACATGGATTACCTGTTGGAGGGAAAGGTGACGACGTTGTCATCGTCGAAAGTGGGCATCGCGCTCTTCAGTGCGTCGACCTTATTACCCGAGCGGGCAGGCTGGTCGATGCCATTGTCTTTGAGGAACTTGATTGCCTGGGCGAAGAGAGCAGGGGCGATGCCCGGCTTGCTGCCGCACTCGGAACACGCCGGGCGGCTGTTGGCGATCTTGAGTTCAGCCAGGAGCTGTTCGGCAACGAACTGGTGTAGCGTGCCAAAGTCCTCGTCAGTGGCCTTACCGTTTGCCATCGGCGAGCCTTTGGTTCAGTACGGCGACGTTGACGTTGAGCTGTGATACGTCCTTGCTAAGTTCCGTCAGGGTGTCATCGAGGTTCTTCTCGTGGTGCTGGATGACAGTGATCTGCTGGTCCTGTACGGCGTTGTCGCGGGACGAGGTGACGACTGCACCGCCTAGCGCCAAGGCGAGCGTGCAGCCGATACCTACCGCGCCCTGTCGGAGCGCGTCGGGGATGTTCATCAATTGGTTCCGGTGTTGTAAGTGTATGATGCAGTTGCCGTGACGGTGAACACATGTCCGGCGAAGGTGACATTGCAGGTCACGGTAGAGGTGGTAGTGGAGCCGCTGTCGTCTACGGTAACGGTTGCCACCGAGGTACCCTGGCCTGCCGAGAGCGTGCCATGCGCATCCACCGACCATGCGTAGGTTGACCCCGCTGGTGCGGTCACGGTGAAATTGAAGGAGCCGCTCGCCGCTTTGCCGATCTTTGCGGCCCTGGTAGGTGAAATGGAGATGGCTACGTAGGCTGTGCGCCAAGTGCCTCCAATGTTCACATACACTTCGGCTATGGAATGCCAGACGCCGCTGATGTTCGTGAACGGGGAGAAGCTATGCTGAGCCCCGCCCAGGTTGATTGTGGCGGGCACGGTTACACGTACTGGAGCCAGATGTCCCCGTCAGCTCCACCTGAAGGGGCCGCTGTGGACACGTAGATGTTCCCCGAGGCGTGCCCGCTGGCGTGGTGGAGGAAGGCGTTCGTGCCGTTGCCGAGGTAGGTATAGAGGGAGCCGTCTACTCGGAGGCTGCCGGGTGTGTATATGCCGTTGCTGAAGTTGCCAGCCGGATTGATCCTCAGCCAGCCATCATTGCTATCCTCGATGACCTGTCTAGTGGCACCGTTGTTCGTGTAGTAGTAAGCGCCGGCTACGATGTTGCCGCTATTCCAGAAGGCAGCATTAGTGTCCCAGTGGGCCAGCGAAGCACCACCGCTTTGCCGCAGGTAGATTCCATTCTGGGAGTCTACGTACATGCAGCCATCACCTGAATAGTCTAGGTAGATGCCAGTGTTGTTCGGCCCGTTGAGGACGCGGCCCTGACCGGTGAACGTCAGGTTGCCGGTGAACGTGGCGCCGCTGAGTAGGGCATACAGGGCCGGGTTGAACGTAGCCGCCTGAGAGGCGGAGGTGGCAGCGGCAGAGGCGCTATTGGCTGCGCTCGCGGCGCTGGTGCTCGCGGCCGATGCTGAGGTTGCCGCGTTCGTGGCGCTGGTGCTGGCGGCTGAGGCCGAGCTGGTGGCCGACGTGGCGCTGGTGCCGGCGGCGTTCTTCGACGCCAACGCGCTCGCTGCGCTGCCCGCTGCGGCACTCTGGGAGTTCGCCGCCTGGGTCGCGGAGGCGGCCGCATTGGTGGCGTAGGTGGACGCGAGGTTCCGCGCGGTGATCGCTGCGGCCTGCGCGGCTGACGCTGTGGTAGCCGATGCCGCCGCTGCGGTTGCCTGCGTGGTCGCTGAGTCCACCGTGCCGGTGACATCGGCTTCCATCTGCGCGGGCGACTCGATGTACTTGACGTTCCCGAAGGCGTCCGACAGCGGGTACGTCCCGTTGTGGTAGTCGCCTCCGCCAACGACACCCGCGAGCCACGCGATCATCTGGTTCTCGCGCGTCTGCCAGGACGTGATTAGCGCCTGGATCTGCGCCGCGAGTTGCGCATTGGTGATGTTCGACGTGACCGTCACGGGAAGCTCCGGTTACTTGGTAGGGGGCACTTGCGGCAGATGCAGCTCGGCCTGGACTTCCTGCTCCAGCTTCTGGCCAACTGGGATGGCGCTCATGAAGTTGCGGAGCGCGTTGATCTGATCCTCGGTCTGCTTGAGCTGACCTTCGAGGTCATGCTTGCGGGTGTACGCCTGGAGTAGCTGGTCGCGGACTGCGGTGACCTGTTCGGTGGCCGTGGGTTGTCTTTGGGGAATCATGGAATCTCCTCAAGCTGATTGGTTGGATTTGACGACTACTTCTTGTATTCCACGAGGAACAGAAGGGTCTTGGTGCTGATGACGCCGCCGCCAGATACTGAGCAACTGATGGCGTGGGTACCCGCCGCCGGGGACTGAATCGCTACCATGTTCGACCTAGATGGCTGGGCATAGGTCGCGGTATCCACAACGACACCGTCCACTGATAGTGTGGTCGTGTACTGCCCACCCGTGCCCCCCAGGGGGTTTATGGCTGCCTGAATGACCAGCACACCGCCGTTGCTTACATAGTTGAAGCTGGTGTCGGTAGTGTTCGAGGTGACTTGCGCGCTGTCGGTAATTGCGTTGTTGGCTACCTGAGTGGTCCCAACCGCGAGGTTCGCGATGTGCGCCGACTGAACGGATAGGTCCGCAATCTGCGCTGAGCCGATCTGCGCATTGCCGATCTTGGCACTGGTGATAGCAGCGTTTTGGATCTGCGCGGTGCCGATGATGGCGTTGCCCAGGTTCGCCTGGGTGATCGTTCCGTTCACGATATGTGCATTCGTGACTGACTGATTGGCGATCAGCGCGTTGGTGATAGCGGCATTGGCAATCTGAGCCGTTGTGATCGAGGCGTTCGCGATGAGCGCGCCCGCGATGACGACGTTCTCCATGTAGACCACGCCGTTCTCGACGAGGAACGGGGTCACCGGAGTGGACATCCCGTTCGACGTGTCGATCACCGCGAAGGCATTCGCGTCGATGATGAAGGTCGACTTGACGGTGCCGTTGATGGTCTCGCTGGCGAGCCCGAAGCCAGCTACGTGCCCGTTGACATCCACCTTGACGGTATACTGGGCGCTGAGCCCATCTACCGTTGTGGCGTTCGTCTGGATGGACGCGGTGTTCCCGTTGATGGCAGTCTGGAGCTGAGAGATCTGCTGAGCCAGAGTCGTTCCGCCACCTACCTGGGTGGTCTCGGTGTTGAGGACGAAGGCTGTGCCGTTGTTAGTAACGGTCCCCAGTAGCGCCAGCGTCTCAAGCAGCCCGACCGTCTGGTAGGTCTGCAGCTGGTTGATGTACTGGTTAACCCCGGCAATCGTCTCGGAGTTCGTCGTGATGTCGCCGATGTTCTGCTGCAGGGTCTGCGCAAGGTCTGACTGTAGGATGCCCGCAGCGACCGCGTCGATCATCTGCTGCGCGGTCATGCCGGCGGTGAGAACCCCGGCGTTGAATACGTTGATGCCCCCAGTGATGTACTGGATGAGCTGGTCCTGAATCTCCTGCGTGCGATAGAAGTTCTGCAGCGTCGCGGTGTTCAGGTCGGTCGCGGCGAGTACCGCACCGTTCTTGTAGTTCACCAGCGCGGAGTCGGGTGACGTGCTGCGCTGGAGGGTAACGATGACGCCCTTTGGTGGCGTCACCATGAAGGTGATCGCGCCAGCGGTCGTCCACTGGTAGTTCAGCCCCAGGAGCTGGGGGATACCGTTGAGGGTGACCTGAACGTCCTGCATGCGCAGGTAGGCGAATGGCACCGTGAAGGTCGCGGTGTTGCCGTCCGCCGGGGTCTGGACGTAGGAGTCGGCCATGGTGTTCCGGGTAGAAATAGCACCCGTATCCCACAAGTGGTGTGCTTGTGGGATACGGGAGGTGGGTTACTGGAGCCAAGCGCCTTTGTGTGCGCCGGGTTCCGTTTGGACGGACTTCGGGAAGTGATCCGCTAGCGCGTTGGTTGCCCATACGAGAGGCATCGTGTTCCCGAGAGGGAGCACAGACTCCAGCGCGCGGGTCTGACCCTTGGTCAGATTGCTGCCGTGGTGGAGCATTGTCGCCAATGCGGACGTAGGCTTCTGCAGAGCGTCGAGAGCGGGGATGCCGCCCAGGCCGCCGGACAGGCCGGTAGCTCGCGCGTCAAACACCGGGTGACCGGTGAACAGACTCGACACAGCGTCCGTCACCTGGGGGATCATCCCCGAGTACGGATTGCGCTGGATGCCGGCGGCGATCAGCCGGCCCAGTGAGGCGTTCTTTTCGAGGAACTCCTCTCGGTCCTCAGGGTTCATCGCGATGGACTTCAGGTGTGCCTGAGCGTACATCGAGAGTGCCCCCATGGTGCCCGTCGTCATCAGGTCGAGGACGTGTCCCATGTCCCGGTCGTGGATCGCACGGCCGAGCTGCTTGGTCATCGCCATCATCGGGAACGAGCGGAGCTGACTCGCAAGTCGGCCCCACCACTCGTTCATCCAGAGGCTCGTGGCCGCGAGGTCGTGGCCGTGGATGAGCGTGCGGGCTTCGCGGTGAACCGCAACGAGCATCGCATCGCGCGCTTCGAGATCCGTCCAGCTTGCCCAGTTGACACTGTGGATCTGCTGGCCGCTTCCCTCGACGCTCGTTGCGTGGCGACGGAGCTGCGTTCCGATGCGCCCGAGCATGGACTTGTTCAAGCCCATCATCGCGATGCGCGACTCAGGAAGGTCTGCAGCTTCACCGAGCGCGTGCCGGGTGAGCCGGTCGACGATCCCGAGAGCCATCAGGCGCTGCCCGAATACCAGCCCAGGAGTCATCCCGCCGATGTGCGAGGTTGCACGCGCGGCAATCTTCATCTTGTGGCTGACGTTGTCCATGGCTTTGCCGAGGACGCCTTCGTTCTCAAAGTGGTTGAAGACGCCCATCGACACGCTATCTCCACCGATGCCGGTGAAGCGCTCGATCTCCTTCATCAGCGGGTGATTGATGTTCTTGTTTGCATCCCGCGTGAATATCTGACTGACAGCCGGAAGGAACTTGTTGACGTACTTCGCGTACCCGTAGGACCACGGCCGCACGAGGTTGTTGGCGATGCTGAACCCGCCCTGGCCCATGGACCGAGCGAACGCATAGTCGCGGGCGACCTTGGCTACCTGCATGTGCAGGCCGAAGCCCTTGTCGTCGAGTGGGCGACCTAGGGTCAACCGGTAGGCAGCCTTGGCATAGTTCCTGACCAGATTGATCTCATCATCGCTGGCGCCACCTTCTCCCATGCTGGAGACAGACTCGCGGAGCCGTCGAGCGAAGTCCGACTCGGACTTGATGCCAACCCTGGCGAGCCCGATAGCGCCACTCATGGTGCGCGCATAGCGCGACGTGAGGGCCTCTGCGTCGTTGTTGAAGAGGTCCATGACGCTAACTCGGCCCATGCCAGGGATGTCCATGGCATGCGTCTCGTCGAACTGCACGCGGTGCTTGGCAAAGCCGATCCGGCCCGCATCGCCACCACTCTTCTCCATGTCCCGCTTCAGCATGTCGAGTACCCCGTCGACCTGTTGAGGGTCAACGTCAGGTGTATCTCGAAGCATGTCGCGGATGTAGTCGAGGTCCGATAGGCGGACACCATTGAGCATCTTCTGGTCGATCCCGAGGCCAAGCCGCTTGATGCGCGCTAGGTACCCCTTAGAGATCGCCTCGGCCACCTCTCGGGGCAGCTCGGGGTTCTTCGCCTGCTGGGCGTCGGCCAGGAACTTCGTCATGCCCTGGTCGCCCAGAGCGCGGTTCACGTCCTTGATCTTATCGAAGTCGAACACGCGTTGGAGGTAGTGCTCGTTCTCGGACACCTGATCGAAGCCCTCGACGCCGGCTTCCTTGGCGTGCCCGAGGAACTCCCTGCGGATACGGGCGTGTTCGGTGAC